GATTGAGAAACTCGCTAAATAAATTTTATGACAAACCCAGAACTATTTGAAGATATTGGACGCAAAATAGTATTAAAAGTAAATACCGATGAAGAGGTTTGTTTTATGATTACAGATTGTTTTGTATGTCCCATCTCAAATCATATAATTCGCGTTGATGCAATATTTGATAGCGAAAATATTGAAGTAATGAAACGCAGACATAATGCATATTTTATTACTGCAAGTAATCATAAACTTTATCTTGATGGTTATATTGTACATTTAGATGAACATTATGATCCAACTTGTAATTGTACTGTTCGTGCTGGATTATCATTTACTAAAGAATTGATGAGTGATGACTCTGAAGTTAACAAACTTTTTAACCCACCAAATAACTAAACCTATGCCAACCAAAGAACCAACAACACCCACGGCTGACCTAATCAACGCTCTTGCTGAGTTTGAAAATGTCAAAGCCAACAAGATCAATCCAGCCTTCAAGGCTCGGTATGTATCGCTTGATGCACTGCTTGAAGCCTGCAAACCAGTACTCCACAAACACAACCTCGCGCTGATTCAAACGCTGGTCAGTGACGAAGGCAAAGTAGGCATTGAAACTTCTTTCCTGCACTCGTCAGGCACATCGTTCCCATTCGGCAAATTGATGGTGAAGGCCGAGAACTTAACTGCCCAACAGGTGGGCGGTGCTTTAACATACATTCGCAGACAATCAATTCAGGCGGCATGCGGTATCTCCGTAGACCTGGATGATGACGGCAATCGTGCAAGCGGTACTCCGATGCCAGCAACTGCGATGACCAATGCAGCTCCTAAACAAACTTATCTCCCAACAAACAATGCACGATAATAAACCTGTCCGTGAAGTATCGCTTGATGACCTGGTATCGGGTATCACCAACCATAACAAACTACTGACTGCCGAGGCCAGAATCAAAGCCCTTGAGATTGCCGGTGATCGTCTGGCTTTCCTAATGCTCAACGGCACTACCAGCGAAATGAAGAAGGCACTCTGGGAATGGAGAGAACTTAATCCAACTAAGAAAGACAATGAGTAATAAAGAACTTTGGTTTGAGTTTATTCCAAAAGAACAATGGAGATTTGCGACAGATTATTTAATTTTGAAAAATTGGCTTCCAAAATATAAAGCAGGAGAAGTTGTTCCAAGTTTCAAATCTGTTGAACAAGATAAAGTTGAAATCATAATTTCAAATAAAGGAAAATTCTTAGAAGAAGTTTCAATACTAATGGCTTCAGAAATTAGACGACTTGAGCGGGAAAATAAAATCTTAGAAACACAGGTACTTTATTGGAGAACCGAATCTCAATGTAACGAAGGCCGATGGATACGCGCACTCGAAGACCTTAATAAATTCTAAAATGAGAGAAGAAACAATGGAAACAATCCCTAAAGCCGTCCAAAACCTTGTAACCTTCTGCCGTGAAGATTATCAGCTCATCCTTTGGCTCGACGGCAAGGCATACGCTGAATTTAGCACCGACTCCAAATCTGAATTTTCCAAAGCCCTGAAAGATTGGAAGAAAACAAACCTCCCGACATTAGAGCGATCAGACTATAAAATTTACGTCCGAGGTAAGAAGAAACTAATTTTAGCCGACTTTTAACATACTATGAATAACAACGAATCATTTATGGATGAAATTAAAAAGTTTTCTTTGGGTTCAACTGAACCAAGTAAAAACACATCACCAGAATTTGAAAAGGAATGTATGGCTTTCCAAATTAAATGGCTTGAGGATTGCATAAAGGAATTAAAACAAAGTCAACAATGGCAACCGATTGAAACCGCACCAAAAATTCCATCAGACATTGATGTAGAAAATGGATTAGAAGCACCTGTGTTATTTTTGCTTTATATTGAAGGAAAAAAGTATCCTGCAATAGGTGGATATATTTCAAGTGTTGGAAAATTTTGGACATCAAGCGATGGTTTTGAGAATTTTACCCATTGGATGCCACTTCCAAAACCACCAACACAATGACAAGAAAATACGAAAAGACGGGAAAGTATTGTAAAGCTAATCAACGGAAACAGATGTATGTCTACATCGACAAGTGGGTCGAATTACACGGCAAGGTCGCCTCACTGCAAAGCCGGGTCGCTCACCTCGAACACGAGATTAACCAGAACCTAATTAAGAACGAACTTTACCCGAACCGCCATGAGCAACCTAAACACCGATAACATCGACCGCCTACTCCGAGAAGTGAGAGACAGTTTAACGGACTGCGAACTGTACCACAACTCGCCATCAAATAAGAACGACTCCGCAAACCTCGAGAGCCTTATTCTCGCCGCCATCATCGAGGCCAACCGCTTGGACTCTTCCGAGGTCGAAGAAATCTACGATGTAAAACCTTTGCACGACCGCATCCATAGCATCGTCTTAGCCTTACGCGTTGCTCGCAATACCCTTGAACGCTTGGAGGCCCACGCTCAGGACGCACTCGACAAGGCGCGAATGATTAGCCACATCGTAGAGGAGCCTTACGACGATCACGAGCTGTAGACCGATGGCCCAACCTCAACCACCATCCGCCCTACTTAACCAGGCATACAAGATGCCGAAGAAATGCTATGCCCTTTGGATTGTTAAGAACGGCCTTGTGCAGAACGCTGAATTTGCCGTCTGGGACTTAGACTCCTATTACGAGGAGATGTGGAAGTTTCGGAAGAACTTGAACCCCGATGAGATTAAAGGATGCCACGTGGTCGCTTGGGTTAAATTCCTTGACCATTTCAAAACGGTGAACCTTAATAGCGTCACAGTCGAATAAATGGAAAACACTTTTAACTTTTGGATGCCACGCAAGAACTCGTACCGAAAGGCGAGCGAGGGAAAATTCGTTGTTGGGTAGACCCTGTTGAGCTAAAGCATCCATCCTTTTTACCCAACCACAAAACAAACATACAAACATGAGCAACATGACCAGAGAAGATTACGACGCTATCATCGCACTAAATTATTCAGGGATGAAAGAGTTACTGAAATCACCGGCACACTATCAGGCATACTTGAACGCTGAACGCGTAGAGACTAAAGCACTGCGAGTCGGAACGATGGTTCACTTAGCGATTCTACAATCTGAACTTTGGCAGAATTACAAACCAGCACCAGAGTGTGATCGTCGTACAAAGGAAGGCAAAGAACTTTACGCTGCGTTTCAAGCATCGCTCAAGCCTGGTCAACAAGTAGTCGATTTAGAAGAACACGAACTTGTGATGAATGTTGCGGACTCCGTAGGTGTAACAAAAGAAAAGTTAGGAGTAGATTTTATCGCTACCGAATTGATGCTCACAAGCGAAGACGCTGGAGTACCGCTTAAATGCTCAATCGATGCAGTAGGCTCAGATGGTTATTTGTACGATATAAAAACGTGTGAGCTAGCAGACGCACGCTCGTTTATGGGAAATGTTTTATCCTATAAATACTTTCTACAGGCTTACGTATATTTACACATTTACAACATGGTTATCAAAGACCGCTTAAAAGGTTTCAGATTCATCGCTTGCGAAAAGACACCTCCGTATGCTTCTGCGGTTTTCACGTTAGGGCCTGAACTAATGACTCGTGGTTCATTCGATTACGAGACTGCGCTGAAACTCTACAAACAATGCGTAGAGACTAATGAGTGGCCCGGCTACACGACCGAGGTACAAGTCTTAGATTTACAACCTAAACAGACTGCAAGCAATACTGCTATCACCTTTGCATAATTTACCCATATATGAGTAACGATAATTTTAAGCTCTTAACCCAATCAGAATTAGCGAAGGCGTTAGGCGTGTGCCGAGATACTGTATCACGATGGACGCAAGCCGAACTAATCCCGGCAATCCGTATCGGCAAGAAATCTGTCCGCTATGATTTAACACAAGTTAAAGAGCATTTAATTAAACAAACTCAGAGCAAATAATTTACTCACCCAATAACAAACATACAATGAGCCAACCATCCCCAGATCGCCCACCTCTTAAGACCATCGATACCTCCGGTGTTTATGTTCTTCGCTTGTGCAAACCCAAGCCAGAAAAATACAAATTGAACACTGGTGGCTTTCCATCGGTATCAATCTTCTTCATGACTGCCGAAGGATTCTGCTTTAATAAAAATTACTCCACGCAATTTGGCACTAAACAAGTCGCTATGCTCGTAGGTAAATTCACGAACAAATACGTCCAAGCACCAGAGCAGATGCACATCAGCCAATTTATCGAGCTTGTAGACTCAGCCGCCAACTGCGTTGCCGAAGTAGACCTTGAAGTGACCCCGAATGGCGAATGGAATGGTCGCCCTCAATTCAAGTACAAATTCAAATCAATCAAATCAATCTTAGGTAACTCCAATGGTCAGCCAACACTTAACGGCGAAGCACCAGAGCCTACCATTCCTGACTACTCCAAGCCTTCAGAAAGCAACCCTTTCTAAAATGGCTTCCGCAGCGAACGCTCATCAGCCGACGATAGTTTTATTGTCTGGCTACGCAAGGGCTGGTAAGGACACTTTTGCACGTGGCATCGAGGAACAAGGCTACAATGTTTTAACTACATCGGTCGCCTACGGCCTTAAGGAGATTAGCGATGACTACTTGGCTGGCCTCGGACTTCAGGACGACTCCACGATGTCATTCTTTAACGACACCTTCAAATCGAAGTACCGGGAATTTCTGGTGGCTGGCGGTCGCTTCGCACGATCCATCAATAAGGATGTTTTCATCGACCAGTTAATCGAACGCATCATGCCGATTAAGAACATGGATGTAGTTGTGACCGATTGGCGATACCTCAACGAAGTTAACAAGATACGCGAAATGATGACAGGCTGGCGGATTATTACCGTCTACATCGAAACACTTGGCAACTTTGCATCCAACGAAGAGGAAGCCTTATCCATTGCGGAAATGCGTCGAGCGATGGCTTGCGATTACGAATTTTACTTTGCCCCGAACTCCGAGAAAGCGATACTTAAAACAGGTCGGGACTTTGCGCGCGAACTCTCACTCTGATGCCGTCATGGTCTGCTCTAATATGTCGCCGCTTAAACTTACTGCTGAGGAAACGGCAGTGAGAATTAAACTACTAAAGATTTCCCCTGAGCGTGCGAAATTCCTTTTAGCCTGTCCTGTGCGAGAGCCGAACAAATCTATCGAGACTTCTAAAGGCTACACCGAGGCTTGCATGGCTCAGGTCGTAGAAGCTGCGAGACTGGGTATATCATTTAAGGACACTGCGAAAATGATGGAATGGACTGAGGAGAACTTACGCGTCATCGCCGATTACCTCAAAGTTACCTTCCCTAAACGAACGACCGCCAAGAGATGCAACCGCTCATCGTCACCTTGTTTGATGACTCCGTTCACGCTTGAGGAAATGGAAGCGGACAGACTTGAAGCACAGACTTTCTACCTATCATGAAAACAAACCCAACACGTCACGAACCTCAACAATTAAAATGTAATCACTGTAAAAAGCCAGACGAAGAAATATTTGGACTTATGGTAAGCCACGCTAAAGGACGTTGGATAAAGTATGATGATTATAATTTACTTAAAAAAGAATATAATAAGTTA